ACGCGAACTCGCTTACCGAGGATAGCGGGCCGTTTCTGAACAGGCAAGGGTTAAGGAATCGAACCGGGAAAAATAGTATGCTCGAGCAATACTCGAAACCCTTGAGCGTATTCTCCTCCTTTGGATCGTACCAAATACATAAGCCGTCGACCGGATCAAACGAGCCGGTAACGTATCCCTCCCCTCGAGCGAGTAGCACTCGATTCGTAAGGCGTAAGACAATCTCGAGCGCCGCTCGTACTTGCCCGGTTTCATACTCGTTTAATATCTCCATAATCGTAGCTTACTTTTCGCGGCAACTCGTTTGTATGATTACGCCGCCGATTACCTTACTATTCTCCTTTGCGAATCGGCTCGCCTCCTCACTCCCGCAAACCTCGGTAACTGATCGAGGATAGTTCGGCCGGCCGAGCGCCTCGGTCGTACATTGGTAACACTGCTTACCGATACCGAGGGCCGTACAACCGAGGAGGCCGGTAAGGAGGAGAGCGAAAATCGTTACTTTCTTCATGGCTTTTTTTAGCCGCGTAACGGTGGGCTCTCCTCCATTAGTTCGCGGCCGCTAAAGGATCCGCTCCGGCCCGTCGTTACTCTCGCCGCCTTTCGGAAATTGTCTCTCAAAAGCTATTCGCCAAGCCTCGGCATAATTAGTTTTAGCCGTAAGGTTCGGCCATTTACCGGCGTACGGGTGTTTCGGCCCGGCCGTATATCCGGGAACCGGCGAATCTTTATCCTCGCCGCCTTTCGGCTTTTGCTCGTACTGCGAGCGCCAGGCGGCGGCGTAATTAATCTTATCCGTAAGGAGGGGCAACTCATCGGCTTTTGGATATTCGTCGCCGGAGTACACTCGCCGGCCGTCGACGTATACCGATACTCGCCTATTATCATAGGCCGGGAATATCGGCCCGGGATTGTTGCCGGGAAAAGGCTCGGGCTTTCTAAACTCCGGATTACGATCGGGATCGGAGAGGTACTCGATAACGCCGGGAATGTCTTTTGTACGATTCATATCGGCGTAACTATTGGAGGCGAACTCGATATGATCCGGCCGCTCGGCGTCGCGTCTTTTTTCGTACTCCTTTATACGCCTCTCCTCGTCGGCTCCGATCTCGTCTTTTGCGAGCGCCTCGATCTCGGCGATAAGCAGATCAACCGCGGCCATATCAGGCCGAGGCTTATTGAGTAGTACGAGCGCCTCCCTATGTAGCCGTTGCATTTTGGAGCCGGATACCGGAGCGCCCGAGGCGATTTGCAAGGAGTTAATAAATTCATAACCGGCGTTTGTTGCGGCGAAAAAGCGCCGGAGCCGGATAAGTTTTTCCCGTTGTTTGGCGAGCGCGTCTCGCTCGGCTTGTCTGTTAATCATAAAATTTTCGATTGTAAGGTAAATCATAGATACGGATGCGAGCGCCGTAAGCGCCGGGAGATACTTGAGGATCGTCTCGTACATTTTGGTAAGCGGTTACAGGTTGCCGTTTTGGTAAATCGAGTAGGCTAAAACGGAAAAAGCCAATATCGAGAGCCCGAGCCGTACGAAGAATACCGGCTCCGGCCGCGGCCTCCCGGCGCTCCTCCAAATCGACACAAACGCGACTAGCTGAACGATAACGAGTAGTATGATCGGTACGGCGAGAAAGCGAGTATCGTACATAAGGCGAGGCTTACGGGTTGCTGATTAAAGAAATATGCCAGAGCCATAAACCCCAATACATAACGGCGGCGATAAGCGTCGTAAAAAAGTTATCATTCCCGCTCTTTGGTTTGCCGTGATCCCGGATAACGAGAATAAAGGCGAGGATTTGGAGGAGGATAAGCAGAAACATCGGGATTGTTATTGTAATCATTGTATTGCGTAGTTTGGTTTAAAGGTTAGACGGCTCGCCGGGCCTCGAGGTAACTCGAGACGAGCGAATTAATGCAACGGCTTACGCTTATATTCTGCGAGGCGCAAAGATCCGCAAGGGCCGTATGCTTATCGGCCGGTAAGATTATGTGCAACTGATTACAGCGAGCCCGATCCCGGCTCCCGCGTTGCTGATCTAAGTACTCTCGCCTCGCCTGGGCAATCCTCATACGGCCGAACCGATCGAGCTTACCGTAAAAGGCGTACCGGAGCCGCTCGCTATCGAGCGCCGCCGTTATACTTTGCCCGGCCCTTACCCGGATCTCGAGTCGGTTTAGTTGCTCCTCGCTCATACGTCTATATCGGGAGGAGTTACGCCTCCGGTCATGTCCTTTATGACCCAATGATTAACGATTGTTTTACTACCGGCAACCGGCGAGCCGTCCGGGTTGGCCACGGTTTGGGTAGGAGCGCCGAGTACGCGGTTAAGAATCCGATCTAAGATCGAAAAGTCGCCTTTTTTGAGTGCCGTACGCAGAGCATTAGCGACGGCCCGCTCGAGGATCGTCGCGTCGTCGGCCTCGTAGAATACCTTAAGCTCGTCTAGGGTAAGCGTAACCATTGCGAGGAGCGTCGCGTCGATCTCGGCCTTACTATACGCGCCTTTTAGCGTCGATGCGAGCTTACGCGGCCGGCCCTTTGCATTGCGGCGAGCGTCGTACCCTTTTACGAAACTCTTAAGGCTTGCGGGATTTGCCATAATCACAGATTAATCATTGTAAACGCGGCCTTTTACCGGGAGGAGCCGCTCGTTAAGCAAAGAACGAGATAAAATAAATAATTACTCATTTGTAAACCTGATTGCTTGACCATATCAAACATGGCCGTACCTTTGGAGTAAGTTAAACGCAAAACAAAACAGGACATGAAAGACACTATTATCACTTACCGGAATACTCAGTACTTAGTAACGGCCTTAACCTCCTCGGCTATGGGTACCCTCGTCGGTTGTACTCATCATAGATCAATGACGGAGGCCGAGCTATACAGGACGGCTAAACAGTATCCCTTACGGTATA